TGCAAGACAACAAAAGGGTATTAATACTATAGGAGAAGGTTTACAACTAGCAGGCGGAACAGTTGGTGGTGCTTTAATTGGAGCAAGAGCAGGAAGCCAAGCAGCAAGTATGGTTGCTGGACGAGGACTTATTGCACAAGAAATGGCAATGACTGGTGCTAAGGGTGCAGGAGTTTTAGGTAGAGTAGCATCAGGAGTGAGAGTAGCACGAACTGCAGGACTTGTTGCTAGTGGAGCAGCAACGGCAACAGGAGTTGGAGCACCCTTTGGAGCAGTTGGTGCAGCAATTACAGCAGTTATTACTGGCGGTATTGATTTAGCAATTAGAAACTGGCAAAAGGGTAAAGAAAAAGCAGTAATAGCAAAAGCAGCAGGTGTAGTTCAAGGACTTGTTTCACAAAATATAACTGCTTCACAAGGAAGTATAGACGCACTAACTTCAATATTTGATACATCAATTGCAAATCTTGAGTTAAAGAAAAAGACTTTAAAGACAGACAAAGAAAGAGCAGCAGTTGATTTAGAGATTGCTGGACTAGAATCTAAAAAACAGTCTGGTTTGCAAACATTAAGACAAAAACAAGCAAAGATGCTTGCAGATGTTTCTTCAAACTATGATCAAGTTTCAGGTGCAGACCTTCTTGAAAAAATTAGCCCATTTGGTTCTGGCCGTGGACAAGTTCGTGATAAATATATGGAAGCATTTGCAGTTGGAATGCAAGATAAGTTTAAAGATAATGCACCACTTAAGGCACAGGCTGCAGCGCTTCAATCACAACTTGATCAAATTGGTGATGACAAAGTAACACTTGAAATTTCAACCCTAGTTACTTCAGATGTTTTAACTCCTGGCGAGGCATCTGTATTGGTTAGCACTTTAACCAAGGCTGGCGGAGACATAAAGAAAAATCTAAATGCACTTGTGTCGGTTCAAGGAACAGAAGGCGTTCAAAGATTGTCTACAATTCTTACAATGCTTCCAGATGAAGATAATCAAAAAAATCTTGTTCTTGCCGTTAGAAATCTAAACAAAGCAGATGCAGATGCAACATTTAGTTCAATAGAAGAACTTGGAAAAATACCAGACTATATTGGAATTAAGTTAGAAATTGAAACAGAAAAAAGTGATCTGCCAAGAATTAAGGCACGAGGAAAAGAAATTGAAGCACTTAAGAAGCAATTCCCTAATGGACAAGTTACACTTAAGACTCTTGTTAAAATGCAAGAAGAAGCAGGTGGAGTTGGCAAAAACCTTACCCTAGATTCTGCAATTAAGCAGTGGGGCGAGATAAGCAAACTTGACAAGAATGTTCAACTTCAAGCAATTTTAACTATTGCCTCTATTGAATATAGCGATAGTTTTGATAAGATATTAGATAGAGAATTAGAGGCAGACTTCTTAGAACAAAATCCTAAATTCCGTGCAACTGCTGGAAGAAGCAGAACTGGTGAAAGATTAGCAACTACAAAGATAGATCCAAAGGAAAAAGCAAAAGCCCTTGCAGAATTTAAAAAGAATGCAACAAATATAGAAAAAGCAAAAACGGAAGCACTAAATAAAATAAGAGATGAACTTTTTCCAAAAACACCTGTTAGCGGAGCAGTCGTCCCTGGGGCTACAACTCCAAAGGGGGATGGTCCAACAAGAGATGAATCATTCCTAGACGATCTTGCTCAAAGACTTAAACTTGTTAAAGAAGGTGCATTTAATGCTCTTAAGCCAATGGAATCTTTAAGAAAGTTCCTAAATAGAAATACAGGAAAAACAGAAAACAATTATTTAGAAAAACAAGATGGAGCAATTAAGCAAATAGAGGCAGCAGCAAAAAATGCAGAAGCCTTAAAGAAGATAGAAAAAGCAACAGGCAATACGTATGGTGGAGAAATACTTATTGACAAAGACTTTATGGAGATCATTAGAGGTTTAGATGCTGAACAGTTTGCGTTGTGGACAGAAAAATTATTTGAAGTTGATAAAGCAGGAAACATTACTGCACTTAAAGAGGACTTTGTTGTTATTAACGAAGGATTCCGAAAGGCCACAATTGGTGGATTTATTCAAGATGTAAAAGATTCAAGCAAGGCAATTGAAAATCAAATTAATGCTTATCGTATTTTGTCAACAGCAAAAAATGAAGATGGAACATTAACATACAAATCAATTGAAATTCAAAAAATCTTGCAGAATGAAACACTGGCTGCAAAAATTGCAGCACAAGGAGGTCTAAATGCAACCAAGGAAGAACAAAAAGAATTAAATAAAGAAATACAAAAAACTATTGATCTTAATTATGAACTAAGCAATATTAAACTTAATGACAATATTGCAGATACAAAGATGCAAGTTGAAGCATTTAAGAGACTTACTGCTGCTGGGGTAAAGCAAGAAGTTATTATTGAAATATTAAAAGACAAATCTAACGTTTGGGCTATTGGCTCTGCTGATGCAACGGTAAATGTTAAAGATAAGTTCGGTGATTTAATAAATAAGACCAAGGAATATTCTGATATTCTTGAGTTAATTGCAAATCAAACAAAAACTTTTGAACAAAAAACACAAGATGCTATTGATGCAAATATTGCTGCACTTGACCTACAGGCTAAGACATTACAAAATGCTTTTGACATTAAAAACTTTGATCTTAAAGCAAAAATTACTTTAACAGAAAATGCTATTAAAGATATAAATGATGATATTCAAAAAGAACAAGATAAAATTGATAAAATTAATTTTGAACTTAAGTATGATTCAAAGATTGGTCAAAACCTTCTTGATGATATTCAGGAAAACATTAATGATGCTCAAAGAAAAATGGAGATTGATTTTGACAGACCACTTCAGGCGTTGTCTGACAGATCAGCGGTATTATCAAATGACCTAACGTTAATTGATAAGGCTACAGAAGCAATCAATGAAAAGTACGATAAGCAAGAAGAAGCATTACGTACAATATCTGAACTTAATCAAGAAATTGCTGCACAAGAAAAAAGTCGTATTTCTCTTGCAGATGCGCTTTCTCAAGGTGATATCTCAGCAGCAGCACAACTAGCAAATGAGATGCGCTCTACTGCAGCAGAAGCAGCAAGCCGTACATCTGGAGACTTTATCACAGCAGCAAGAAAGGCTGAAACAGAAGGCTTAGTATCTGCAAGTGGTATGACAAGAGCACAAATTGAGGCAGAACAGTTTAGAATTGGTCAGCAGTCTTATGCTCTTGAACTACAAAGAAAGACTGCTCAAGAAGCAATTCTTAAATTAGAAGATCAAGTTTATGATATAACAGAATTAAGAGAAGCAAGACTTCTAAATATTAAAAATATTGAAACCGTAATTGATGGCATTAAGGTAAACCAACTTGCTAAGGCACAAGAAGAACTAGATCGAGATCAGAAAACACTTGAGGCTCAACAAAGAATACTTGATGCAAAACTTCTTGCAATTGATAAAGAAAAACTAGGTTGGGAATCTATCCAGATTCAACTTAATGCTTATACACTTAAGTTAGATGAAATTAATAAGGGTCCACTTAAGAGCATGAAAGATATAGTTGATTCAATTGCTGCAGCCCTTTCACAAATTAATAACGCAAAGTATTCACCAACAAGTGCATTTATTCCAGCAGCAACAGATACGACTACAGTTCTAACACCTGCACAGGTAACAGCAGCAACTGATGCAGCAAATGCAGCAGCAATCGCAGCAGATGCAGCAAACGCAGCAGCAGAAGCCACTGCAGCAGCGCAAGCAGCAGCCCAGGCAAAGGCTGACGCTGAAGCAGCAGCAACAAGTGCAGCACTAAAGAAAGCAATAGAAGATGCAAAGAAAGCAATCGCAGATGCAGCAAAGTCAGGAGACTCAGCATCTAAAGCCTACATTGCTCAACAAAAAGCAGAAGAAGAAAGACTTGCAGCAATAGCAAAACAAAATGCTCAATGGGCTGCTAAAGTAGCAGCGATGAATGCAGCAGCAAATGCAGCAGCCAATTCTGCAGTAAATGCTGCAGCAGCCTCTGTAGGTTCTGGTGGATCAGGTGGCGGTGGAAGATTTGGCATGATGGCAATGTCTTCTGGAGGAATGGTTAAACCTAAATATTTTGCAGTAGGCGGATCAGCAAGAGGAACTGACATTATTCCAGCAATGCTCACACCTGGAGAATTTGTGATGAGTAAGTATGCAGTTGACTCATATGGAGTTGATAAAATGAAGGCTATCAATAGCGGATCATACGAAGGCGAGAAGGTGTATAATTATAATCTAAACGTCAACGTTAAGTCTGATGCAAATCCAGAGGATATTGCAAGGGTAGTTATGACACAAATTAGACAAGTTGACTCACAGAGAATTAGGACACAGAGGGGCTAAATGGCTACAGCAGGGTATTTAACAGGTAGACGTAGGTATCAGCGCCCCCAGGCCCTGTTGTGGTCTGAGAACCCTGGTACACTCGTTGATGGGGTATATCTACCAGATGGCTATGAAGTACAAGGTAACTTTGCAGGGTCTACAGATCCAGATCTAATTAATCAATTTCTCATTCTTTCAGACCATAATCGTGGGGAATTAAATTTTACACCAACAAGAATTGAACAAAGACAAAGAACCATTAATGGACGTATGCGTTCATATCACATAGCAGATAAATTAACAATGTCTGTTTCCTGGAATAATTTACCATCAAGGTCATACTTTCAAGATGCAGGGTTTTTATCTACTGGCTTATCCCCTGACAAAAATACAACAGGTGAATTTACATCAGATGGTGGAGCAGGTGGAGTAGAACTTCTTGATTGGTATGAAAACCACACAGGACCCTTTTGGATGTTTTTAGCATACGATAAGTACTCAAACTTTGGCAAGGAAGATGCAGACTATGGGCACCTTGCACAATACAATCAAATAATGCAGGTTTATATAACAGATTTTAACTACTCTGTTGTAAAACGTGGTGGGTCAAACCACGATCTCTGGAATATTTCGGTATCACTGGAAGAGGTCTAAATGTTTGTTAGTGAGACATTAAAGACACACCTAGAAACATCTTCAACAGTACACCTACAGTCATTAGTTTTGGCTGAATGGAACATGAATATGCCAGATAACATATTTAAACTTGGTAACTATAGATATAGACCTACTGGATCAGATGTTCAATACCGAACACTTCCTTTAACATTTGATAGCCTAGATGTAGGAAATTATTATACAGGTGCAACAGATGCCGATGTTGTTGTAGATGGAGGGTTTGATAATTCTGGGGTTCCACAATTATTTACTTCAACTAAAGAAAAAATGAAAATGATATATTCTTTAGAAGATTGTGTAAAGCCTTTTAGACCAAGATCTGGAATTAATAAAGCATCATATTTTACTAATAGATATTTTGCAAACTCTGGTGTATCTCTTGCAGAAAGACCAAGATACTACATGGCATCAAGATATGATCAGTTTAGATATTGGTCATCATTTAGAACAGAAGGTAGCATTGAAAGAGGAATTGCTAAAAATGTTTCTAATGGATTAAATTATATTGATGATGCGGTTCCATTTGTAGTCTATAAAGAAAAGGTTCCAGCAAACAGACTTGTTGTAAAAATGCAAACAAATGTTGGAACAGCAAACTTAGGAAACTTTACTACGCCATCTGGTATTTTGCCTGATCCACTATATGGCGCAACAAACAAAACAACCCCCGTTAAATGGAAGATCCAATACTTAAATGAAGATAACTGGGTTGACGCTTATTCTTTTGATGAAAACTCTGTTCGTGATGATCAGTCTGCAATTATTCCAGAAGATGGATATGTTGAATTAGAGTATGGAATAAAAATTCCAGATGCCTATAAAGAGTCATATACCTTTGTTGAAAAGATAGCATCTATAACATTATTGCCAGAGCAATCTTTTAATGGAGATGCATACCTTGTAGTTGAAAATGAAAATACTCGTGGAACTCTTTATATATGGAACGGCGCAGATGAAGATTACGATTCTTTTGTTCCTGAATACGGATGGATGCTGGGCACTGGAGTTTTAAATCGTTCAACAAAACTTGTTACAGACCTAACCAATCCAGAACTATTTACGAATGACGCACAAAACCAAACTACATATAGAGAGTTTGCCTATATTCGTGGTATAAGAGTTGTAGCAGAAACAATGAATAAGTTTGACTCAACCTTTGATTTAATTGAAATGTCTCCTAGACTAGTCGTAAATATATCGGATAAGGTTGTTGATTTTAATATTAAAAAGATCTTATCTGACATAGGAACTACATCTCTTCCAGTTGGACAACTACTTGCTTCTACTGGAACACTATCTTTGTTTGATGATGACCAAGCATTTAATGAGAACAATACATCTAGCATAGTCGCTGACTATATTAGAAAGAATATTAAGTTTGTTTTTTATGAATCAATTTTAAATGTTGATGGCGACGAATACTCTGTTCCAATTAAGACATTATACTCAGAAGGATTTCCTCAAGCAGATGTTACTGCAGCAAAACTATCAATAGAGTTAAGAGACTTTTATTTCTTTTTAGAATCAATGCCAGCCCCAAGATTACTTACGACACAGACATCACTAAGTTATGCAATCTCAATGCTTCTTGATTATATTGGATTTAGCAACTATACATTTAAGCGTGTAGCAGATGAGGCAGATCCTATAATCCCATTTTTCTTTGTTGCTCCAGATCAAAATGTTGCAGAAGTATTAAACCAGTTAGCAGTATCAACTCAAAGTGCAATGTTCTTTGATGAGTACAATAATTTTGTTGTAATGAGTAAAGATTACTTAATGCCTACAGCAACTCAAAGACAAACAGACTTTGTTTTATCTGGATCTAATAATCAAACTGACTCAGGCGTTATTGAAAACTCTAGTTCTGGAAAACTTCCAAACATTATTGCTATTGCATCACAGGACAAAAAAATCTACAATGACGGCAAGATTAACTATACAACTAGATACATTCAAAGATCTTATGGGTCAATTCGTCAATCTACAATGATTGATAAAGAAAAAACTTGGATATATAAGCCATCCCTTTTGTGGGAAGTTGCGGGAACAGAAAATACAAAAACGATAAACGAACTTGCTTCAAAGCAGGGTAGTTATGTATTAGGGGCAATGCCATTAAACTCAGACCTAGTTGGAACGGCACCAGTTGTAGTTGGAAATGTTCTTACAAACAATATAATTGATCTTGGAGAAAATGTTTATTGGCTAACAAGATATAACGGATACCTATATTCTAACGGAGAGGTTATTCGTTATGATGCCTCAGAGTTTGATATTACTGGAACTGGCAAGGTTTGGATTAGTAGCAATCAAGAATACCAAAAGTATTTTTCATCAATACCTTTTAACGGTAAGATATATCCAACGGGACTTGTAAGAATTTATGCAACACCAAACTATGAAACAGTAGATGGAATAACAAGATTACAAAACGGTGCCGTGGTTGATCATGGACGTGGACAGTTTGGAACTCAGATAGTTTCACACTCTGCTGGAATAAATAGTTACTGGACAAATAATAACAATGTTCGTGGACTAAATATGCAATCTCAATATTTATTTAGCACACAACTAGACGCTAACCTTGCAGCAACACTTCCATCTACAACAGTTGCTGCTGCAGGAGTAAACAATCCAGTTGCAAGGCAGTCATCAAGAAATAGCATTATAAAAAATTTTATGGCTACAAACTATTTAAGTGAAACAGAAGTAAATAATCTACCATCAACGCAAACTGGAACAATTCAGTCATCTGCTTTAGTCTTTAATGGCCCATCATTTAAAACAACTGAAAAACCTTTGAACTTTGTATCTTACGTATACAAGGGTTTGGATAATGCATATAAGCATTTTGGAACGAGAATGAGAATTATTGGTAAGATTGAAAACAATACAACTAGAACGCAGTCTCCAAATGGAAGCATTACATACTATCAACTATCTGGAAACCAGCCAGATCAAAATATAAATATCGGTGGAGGCTCTGGAGGACTAGCATTTTTGCTAAATCCAGAAACAAATAATGGTTATTATTTTGAAATTGTTGCATTAACAGAAGACAACATAAACTCTTACCTTAAAGTTGATGAAAATAATAATGCACAATTCTCAGTAAACAATGTTGTGTTTTATAAAATTAAAAAAGATTCTTCAAACTCAAATGCTATACCAGTAAAACTTTGGGGAGGCCTATCAAAAATTATTGTTGATGACGGAAAGTTTACTGGGCAGCAAAGACTTGCTGGAGAAGAAAATTCAACGGTATACGATTTATCAGTAGAATATATTGACATTGGAAATACAAGAAGGTTCTACCTATACATAAACAATCAACTAATAAAGGTTGTAGACGATACAGATCCTCTACCAACATATAACAATATGGCATTATTTGTGCGTGGATCTTCAAAGTGTATGTTTGAAAATGTATATGCTCTATCTAAAAACTATAGTCAAAATACAGTGTTTACAGTTAATGAGACTTTAGGGCAAGTCTTTGGAGATAAAGACGTTGATGTTACAGAGTCATTTAGAAAATATGCAATGAGTGGAGTTATCCAGTCAACATATCTATCTGGAATTAGTGCACAGCAACCACCAAAATATAACATTTATTTTGAAGAGTTTGGATCTATTATGCGTGAGTGTGCATACTTTGACATTAAGTATGATCGTGCATACCCTGCACTTTATGCAAAACTTTCTCCTACCTTCAATAATATAAAGGGATATACCACATCTGGGTTTTATGCAGACTCATATGGTGCAGAGTTTTTAATATTTAACTCAACAGATAAAGCATTAAACTTAGATGAAACAACTGGAAACTTTTTAAGAATTCAAGGAATTACATTTACACAAGATACAACACATGAACTAACTGTAGATGAGTTCTTTAAAAAGCGTGGCAATTTGTCAGATCCAGAGTTGGTCGGAAGCACACTGACATACTCTCCCTTAGTTGAAAAATCAAGGTATGATGAAATAAAATTGAGTAGACTAACCTACGGTAAAAATGAATTTAGTATTGATAGCCCATATATACAGACACAAGATGATGCAGATGCTATGATGAATTGGATTATTAATAAGTTAATGGTACCTAAGAAGTCTGTTGGAATGAACATCTTCAGCATCCCAACATTACAACTTGGTGATATCGTAACAATAAACTATAAGGATTCATCTGGCTTAGATCTAGTATCTCAAGATACTTCTAGGTTTGTAGTTTATAATATAGAATATCAAAGATCAGAAAGTGGTCCAAACATGACAATTTACTTGAGTGAGGTATAAGATGACGGTATCTCCAGTTCCACAAACTCCATCAAATGCAACAGTTGTAACAGCCTATTCTCCAGCACCAACAAAGACTGCTCCAATAGATACCGTTCTTTTTGATGACGAGTCTATGTCTCCAGAAATTATGGCTGATTTAATATTTGAAGATATTGGTGGTCACGAGTTATTAAGTATTTCTAGAAACGACATTATAAATGGTCAGAGAGTATCTTATTCACCAATTAAAAATCTTGGACTTGTACAGCAAAGATATAATCCTAACAATATTTTAAGATTGCAGGCAACCTCTGATACATACTTTGCAAACTTTGCAATTAAGTTTGAAGAGAAGGTGCCTCTTGAAGCAAACGGAACAAATGGGGTAAATGTTTATATTGAGCAAGAGACTGGGGACCTAATTATTGAGACTGTTAATATGAATAATGATGAACAGATAGAAATTCAAATCGCCATAAATGGTACAATATATGAAGCGAACTTTGGAGAAACTGCATCATGATTACAAATAAGGGCAAGAGTATAATCGGGAAGTATATGCTTGGTCAGGCTCCCGCCTATGCCTCATATCTTGCAGTTGGGTGCGGACCGCAACCATTACAGACAGAAGATGTCGCAGATGACTTTGCAACAAAAACAAACTTAGATTTTGAGATGTTTAGAGTACCTATTTCATCTAGAGGATTCATAAATGAAAACGGTATAGATAAGATAGTCCTAACAGCAGAACTACCAACAGAAGAAAGATATGAAATCACAGAGGTAGGACTATACTCAGCAGGCTCAAACCCTTCTGCTGGAGCCAATGATAGTAAGACTGTGTTTTCTTTTGCACAGGGAGAAACTTGGATTCATCATACTTCAACAGCAGCAACAGAAATACCAACAATCTCTGTACCATTAGATGATCCAGAAGATGATAACGTAATTGCAACAGATGGTGTATTTCAGACAAATGCTGATAACTCTATTTTTTACAAATCAGGTCGTCTTGAAAGATATGAACGTGCAAGGTTTTTAAATAACACAATATTAATTCAAGGAGATGATTCAGACTTAAGCCTAGATGGTGGAGGCTCTGGAGGAGTTGACCATATTGTTATTGAACCTGGTTCAAACCACATACACTTAACTGCACCAAATGTTGATTTTTCTAAAAACTCTCCAACAGATGAATTAAGGTTTGCATTCTCTTTAGTTAGTAAAGATGGAGACTCTGTATCAGTTCCAGAGACAATTAGAATATTAATTGATTTTGCAGGCACTGACGTTGCTGAGCCAGATGTTTATGCAAGGTTTGAGGTTGATATTGAACACGATGTTGATGGATATGATTTTGAAACAAACAGATATTTTGTAGTAAAGAAACAACTACAAGAACTTTATACAACTCAAAACTTTACTTGGGAAGCAGTTACTGTTGTTAAGATCTATGCATGTGTTCTTGATTCTACTGGAACTGGTGGACCATTCCCTTCCCCTGATTATTATATTGCACTAGATGCTTTGAGACTTGAGAACATTGCAACAACAAATCCTTTGTATGGTTTAACTGGATATTCAGTTATTAAAAATGATACTTCTACAACTATTATTAAATCACCAAATACAAGTAACTATATTGAATTTAGATTTTCTATTGGTGTAACCTGATGGTTGATTCAAACATTAAAAAGACAAGGATTTTAAAATCATCTTTGCCTCCAATTGACCATGATACAGAAAAATATAATATTAGATATAGGATTATATCTGAAGACAGAAACAGAACGTCACACTGGTCTCCAATATATAACTCTGATGGCGTTGATCTTGTTGTAACAAGCGGAGCAGTGTCTAGGGCAGGAGATGTAATTACAGCCGTATGGGGAGACCAAAATGATTTTCCAGAATACGATGTCTTTGTTAAGTTTGATTCAGGAGACTTTTTTTATCATGGAAAATCAAAAGTACATTCATACTCATTTTTAAAAACTGGAACTACATCTGTAAGAGTAAAGGTTCAAATCATTTCATCAAAAAAAGAAATTAAAGCAGCACTAAATATCTTTGACTCTGGCACAGTGTCTTTGGTATAATTTAATAGGAGGAATAAAATGGCAAAAGTACCACTACCAGAAAGAGGGCAACCTCTTGATGTTACATATATTTATCAGTTAGCAGAGGCAGTAAACGATCTGTCTACTTCTATTTCTGATGCAACATATAACTATACAGATGTTGACGTAGTTGGAGCAGAGAAGAAAAGTTTAAAGACTTCAGACACAAAGTTTGTTGGAAAATATAAATCAATTGCAAACAATGAAACAGTAACTGCTGGTCAAGAAAAGACATACTCTGTAACATTTTCTAACTTTAAGTTTCCTCCAATTGCTACTGCATCAATTGTAAACCTAAGTGGTACTACTGCTGGATCAAACACAAGCGTTGTAATAACTTCTATAACAACTTCAGAGGTTCAGTTTATTGTAAAGTTTGGAACTTCTGGAACAGCATCAGTTGGTGTCAATGTTATTGCCATTGGTGTACCAAATTAACATGACTTGTAAAAGATGTGAAGGAAAAATGTTTGTTGATAGAATACATTCAAACGTAGATCACCTAGAGACATATTGTGTCAAGTGTGGAAATAGAAAATTCTATCATCCACCTAGCGAATCTGTGGAGGGAAAATGGTTACTGCAAAAGGAAAAATTCAGAGCGAAGCATATAATAGCGAACCTGTAATTTCTGGCGGTAAAAAGATATGGTTCCTTAATGGAGACTTAGTAAGACTTCATCATAGTTCTAGATCAACAGGAATGGTAACTGTTTATAATATTAACAAAGATAGATTAGAAACTTGTCTACGTTCTGATTTTAGAAGAAATAGAAAAAGAGCATACACAATTGCTGAGACTGCTAAGTTAGTTAATCGTCATAGAAAGTATATGCCAAGATTAATAAAACGAGGAGTCATTCCTCCACCAGTTGGATCAAGCATTGATGGTAAAACAGGTTTTCAAATAAGAGCATATTACTCAGAAGATCAGGTTAAAGAGATTTGTGCTATACTTGCAACTATACATATTGGACAACCAAGAAAAGACAAATTAATAACAAACAACATGACTCCTACAAGCCAAGAGTTGACAAGGCGAATGGGAGACGGTATACTTACATATACGAAGACAGAAGATGGGCGATTTATTCCAGTGTGGAGTGAATCTATTTAATTATTGAATGGGTGGGTAATGGAAAACGATAATACAAAGGTATCTGTAACACTTGGATATACACTTAATCTAGGAAATTTTCAATCTCTACGCCTTGATTTAGGTATTGTAGATTCAAAGCGTGAAGGCGAAAATGTAGACGAGGCTTTTGCTCGTGTCTATAAGTTTGTAGAAGATAAACTTACAGAGAAGATTCAAGAAGCAAAATCTGAAATCTCAGAGTAATGGCTGACCGCAAAGACCGAATGGCTTTGCTCAGTAG